TTCTTAGACTCGCTGAGTCTTCGACTGTGAGCCATCTGCTCTGCACTGGTCAACGCTCGGCCAACATCTGCGCGCCAAGTAACCTCTAGATCTAAGCGCCAATCGCCAAAGCGACCTGCAGGAATGCCGTCTGCAAAACAACAGTACCAAGAGTTCTTATCTCTCTTACCACTGCCGCCCCATCGATGAAGTTTGCCATCAAGGTGGACCTTGTCAGGCGGAACTAATCCCGCGCCTTTCATCGCCTCTATTAACTGGAACTCTGGAGGATCAGCCTTTGGCGCCTCTACTGGACGAAATGGATGATCAAATATTTTTGCCATTGTCACGAGCCTTTATATAGTTAGATAAAAGCTCAACAGTTGAGTACCGAGGATCGGTGTCGCCTTTCATTAGCCGAGTCACCACGTTGTAATGCAAGCCGCATGCTTCGGCAACTTTACGCAAATTGCTGTCAGAAAGCTGCTCTCGTATTTGATCTAAACTCATTATTTAACCCCTGTGTGAATTTATTTACCTTCGATGCTTGTTATCATGCATCAGTGTGGTTAGTATAGCAACAGCTTCAAGCGGAAATCTTTCCAGCCGAAGCCTTAAAAAGGAAAACATAAGATGGCTATTAAATTAAAAAGCACGGGAGACCTGTCTGATAAGGGTCTTAAAGTCTTAGTCTACGGCCAAGCTGGTTGCGGTAAAACCACGCTGTCGAAGACTTTACCGAAGCCCATAGTCCTTTCAGCTGAAGGAGGTCTGCTTTCTTTGAAGGACGATAATATACCTTTTATCGAAATCAAAAGCATGGACGATCTGCACGAAGCTTATGAATGGGTCAACAAGTCTAAGGACTATGAATCAGTAGTTTTGGACTCGATCTCTGAGATTGCTGAAGTGGTTTTGTCTCACGAAAAGAAAATAAATAAAGATGGTCGTGCGGCGTATGGCGAGATGGATACGCAGTTATCTGAAATTATTCGCGCGTTCCGTGACTTAGATATGCACGTTCTGATGACTGCTAAGTTAGAAAAGCAGCAGGATGAAATGGGACGGATGTTGTACTTCCCAAGCCTTCCAGGAAATAAAACCGCGCAAAAACTGCCGTATTTTTTCGATGAAGTCTTAGCGTTACGCATTGAGAAGGATGAAGACGGCAAGACTCAACGCGCGCTGATGTGTGACTCGGACGGCTTATGGCTGGCCAAGGATCGCAGCGGCAAATTAGAGGCTTGGGAAGCACCAGACTTAGGCGAGATTATCGCCAAGGTTGGAGGTGCAGCGTGAGTATCTACAACGATTGGCTAAAAGCCAAGTCTGACGAAAAGCACGCCACTGAAAAGAGGCGTGTAATAGAAGACAAACTGACCAAGACATTTTTGTCGGACAGCTTTAAAGGCACTATGTCAATTAGCGACAAGGGCTATAAAGTCAAAATCGTTGAGCGTCTAACTAGCAAAGTTGATGGCGATAAGCTGCAGGATATAGCAACTGAGGCTGGACTGACTGAGCACCTTGGCCAGTTATTTCGCTGGACGCCCACCATTAACATGGCCGCTTGGAAAGCTGCCGACTCAAGTATTACTGAAGCACTATTGGCAGCGGTCACCACGAAGGCTGGTCGCCCATCATTCACCATTGAAGAAGAGGAAGTTTAATCATGGCAAATCTAGGACAGTCTTTTAATACAAGTGACATCCCTCAGTCGGACAATAACTTTGAGCCGATCCCTGCGGGTTGGTACGAAGTTTCCATTAACTCAGCTGAGCTGAAGGATACTAAGGCAGGTACGGGTCAATACGTGGCAATGCGCTACGATGTGCTCGGCCCAGCGCACGAAGGTCGTGTGATATTCGGCAACCTGAATATCAGGAACCCGAACCCCAAGGCTCAAGACATCGGCATCCAGCAGTTGGGTGAGTTGATGCGCGCTATCGGCCTAGCATCCGTAGAAGATACCGATCAGCTGGTAGGCGGTCATCTTGAAGTGAAGGTGAAGATCCGTGAGGCTAGCGGTGGCTACGATGCATCGAATGATGTCTCCGGCTTTAAAGCTATCAAGGGCGGAGCCACTCCGATGAAGACCAAGAAGGCTGAAGCTCCTGAAGCTCCTGCCGCTTCAGCTCCACCTTGGTCCAAGAAGTAGGACGAAAAAAGGCGCCTCAAAAAAAGGGGCGCCAACTACTTACTTAGGAGAATGATTAGTATGTCAGAAATTCCAAAACCAATCCAGCACATCGCAAGCATGATAGACGCCGCTCATCAAGATCGGCAAGAGCGACCACGACCTCATCTGGGCTGCTCAACATTGGGCCATCACTGCGATCGCTGGCTTTGGCTTTCCTTTCGCTGGGCTGTTGTAGAGAAGTTTGATGGCCGCATCCTAAGATTGTTTAGGCGTGGTCACTTAGAAGAGCCTCAGATTATCTCAGATTTACGCGCAATCGGTATCGATGTAGACGGCAGTCAGGACCATGTGGACTTTGGCTCACACGTTTCCGGCAGCGTTGACGGCGTCATTCATCACGGCGTGCCTACAGCTGAAAACACAAAGCATGTAGCCGAATTTAAGACGCACAGCAAAAAAAGCTTTGACGATTTAAAGAAAGGCGTGCAGGCATCCAAGCCCATGCACTACGTCCAGATGCAAGTGTACATGCTCGGACTAAAGTTAAAGCGAGCGTTATACGTTGCCGTTTGTAAAGACGACGACAGGCTGCACACCGAGCGCATTCATTTCGACATTGATGTGGCCAAGAAAGCTGTGGCCAGAGGCAAGCGCATTGCTCTGTCTGACAGAATGCCTGAGCCCTGCACTGGCGCCAGCAAGGCTTGGTACTTGTGTAAGTTCTGCCCAGCCTATTCTTTTTGTCACGAAAGCGAGCCCACCAAGCAAGGCAACTGCCGAACCTGTGCTCACGCCACGGCCACGCCTAGTTCCACGTGGAACTGTGAGCGATTTGCGTCAGAAGATATCCCCATCGATTTTCAGCATGAGGGCTGCGACAGTCACACCATTCACCCGGATCTGGTCCCTTACCATCGCAAAGAGGCTGACAGCCAGTGGGAGGCAATCTATGTCATCGACGGAAAAGATGTTTTAAACGGCGAGGCTGGATACAGCGGCAAAGAAATCATCGCCAACCCTTCTATGTGTGCCAGCGGCGACATGGATGAACTAAGAAAATCATTCAACGGCAGGATAGTTGAATAAGAACAAGGAAAAATAAATGTGGATACTACCCAAAAATTACCCACTGTCCTCTCTTTATGTACAGGATATGGTGGAATCGAAAGAGGACTTGACCTTGCCGGAGTTGAGCATCGAGTCATCGCTCATGTGGAGATCGAAGCCTTCGCCATTGCGAACCTGGTTGCCAAGATGGAAGCGGGTAAGCTGGATGCCGCACCTGTGTGGTCGAATCTTAAAACCTTGCCAGTGGAGTCATTTCGAGACCGAGTTGACATCCTCACTGGCGGTTATCCCTGCCAACCTTTTTCAGCCGCAGGAAAGCGACTTGGAGAAGAAGACCCCAGACACCTCTGGCCTTACATCTGCGACATCATCCGGGCAGTTAGACCTGTTCGGTGTTTCTTTGAAAATGTCGAAGGACACATCAGTCTCGGACTCCGAGAAGTCATCAGCGACTTGGAAAGCCTTGGTTACAAAGTTGCGTGGGGAATATTCTCAGCGCGTGAAGTCGGCGCACCTCATCAGAGAAAGCGAGTCTACATTATGGCCAACTGTGACAACGGACTCAGCCAGTTCTCGCACAAAGAAATACGCACAGGGGGGGATGCCTCTATCAATGGCAGTGAACTCATGGGCAACTCCAAACACCATGGATCATCTTCCACCCAGATCGGAGGAAGCAACGCGGAAAATGCAAGAGGGCCAGAGAAAGGGTCGGAAGATGCCGTGCAATCTTCGGGAGCAAGTGGACGAAGCAACAATGAATCTTTATCAAGATCAGACACCATGGCCGACTCCCAGAGTGAGCTCAGCAAACGGACCATCTCAGAGCGAGATAGAACTAGGCAATCCGAAGAAGCGCTTGGAGACA